GCTACCTAAACGCAAACAAGTTTTAGTTACACGCCAATTCTCTTTTATGTTTACAGGCTTGGTCCACTTTGCAGACTCATCGTGAGCCAAGAACAACAGTTTCTCTCCATCATAGGAGTTGTCCTCTGTATTCTTCCAATCTATTGAAGTATCAAGACCATCCACGTCATTGTCATTGGTCTCATACATATTTTTTTTAGTAATCTTTGCTGCAGGAACCCGGTACGCCAACTCAGTCTTTGGTTTGTCCATACCATCCATAATAGGCTTAAAGAAAAAAGGTAGTCTACTGTTAATAGGAACAACCTTGTCTGTAAACATCTTTTTAGCATCAGCACCCGTCTTAGACAAGATACCTATACGTGCGTCACGTGCGAGGGTACCTATATTGACACATTCTGAAGATGACATAAACGAGAACCCTGAACGCCTAATCTTTAAGTATATCATACCAAATGATCTAGGATCAGCACGACAGGCTTCCCAAAATATCCAATAGATTCTATTTGCTTCACGGAAATCAGGGTACCCAACGTCAATACTAGACCATTGCAGGTACATATAGTGAGAACCTGTAATGTATGTTTTAACACCGTTATTGGTAAACCAAAATCCCTGCTCTCTTTTATCAAACTCTTGCTCGATATAATCTACCCACCTATCTTTAAATTCTTTTGGTTTATCATTCCATTGGAATATGGATTGTATTTTAAATAACTCACGAGGTAAGTCTTCTCTCTCCCAATACTGTTCAACCTTTGATGGGTGTCTTTGGAAGCATCTATCAGGTGTAGAAGGTAAAGCAATCTTTAATCCTGATATGTCAATTATTTGACCTATCTGCCCGGTCTTTGATATTACAATAACATCATATTGGTCATTATATCCATATATCCACGACCTCACTCTATTTTTATTAGAGATAACGGCTGCCGGTATGTGGTTATCGACTATACGACATAAACTATTGCTTTGACCTTCTTTCTGCAAATCCTTGTTTTGTATCTGTTTTACTTATCCCTTTGTCTATTGACTCAAGGTTTTCTTTTTCTGCTTCTATTCTGCTTAGTATCTCAAATGCATCAAAGATGGCTAACTTTTTAGCTGCTGCTGCATTCTTCATTTTATCTGCAGACACATCAGTATCTGATTCAGTATTGATAATATCTTCTTCAGCCACCTTTATAAGATGGTTAACCGCTTTGTATCCTGCTTCAATAATCCTTAGTTTTATCTCTTTGGTATCTCTCATTACTTAGCTTTTAAAAATATTACTTGCACCAACCTTGCACTTTTATCTTGTCCAAAATTCTCTAGAATGTTTCTTGAATGCGGAGCATCTGAGTCAAAAGCTATCATTCGATTAAACTTAGAGTGTATGGTAATCAATGAGTTGTTATTCTCATCGTATATTGTAGTGCCATCATTTTCAGGGGCATCCTCGTTTAAATACAAAATACAAGTAATATCACCCATCATCTCATCAGTGTGGATAAAGTTAGGTTCTACCTGATTGAGTGGTGACTTACGTATAAAATTAAAATTTACACGGAAATCACTGAATAGCTCGGTAACGTACCGGGCAAACTCATCGTAGTTGTCTCTTGACTGAATGTTCCGGAATGTGTTACTTCCGTCTGCCACGTCTTGAAACTCGTGATTGTGTATATCAAATACATACTCTTTGGGGTTTTTAATAACGTCATCAAATGTAATTAGATTCATAGTTTAATTGTTATTTGGTGGTCATACATTCTATATAACTTCTCATCATCAACAGTAAACTCATACTCACTATCAGGGGAAAAACATATCATATCTCCTGCATTAATGCCACGCTCAATTAAGTACTTATTTGAGTACTTCATTATCCCCATTAAAGGTTCTTCTGAAAATGGCTTCTTTATATAACTTTCAATTGCAGCAATAGGCTTTACAAAACAGTACTTATCATAAGAGTTCCACGTGGAACCTTGTTTGTACATAAAAAATTGATCAGTCTCAATAAAGAATATGTCATCCCTAAAGAAACTCTTTCCGCTTTTCTGCCTACCCTTTACATCATTATAAAACTTAAACGCATTGTGGTGTACAAGTAGTGTATCACCCTGTTGAATAGGACCTGTGTAACCCAATGGAACTTCTACAACTTCAGCAAATCTATTAGAAAACTTATGATCTTCCTCAGAAGTACTAACAATAAAGTCAATTCCTCCTATATTCTTTGTGTTGTCGTATCTTTTTCCATTCATTGGTTTGACAATGAAATAGAATGGAGACTGCATTATATATTTATATTATATTCGATTGAAATAGGTATAGTAGAGGTAAACTCTTTCCAAAGCACAATCTCTGACTTTTCATTGATAATGAAAATTTGAACAGAGTGCTTTTCAGAGTTAACTCTAATTAAATGGATTTCGTGAGAATCTCCAAGTATTTTTTGACCTACAAGGTAGTGCATAGCACCACCCTTGTAGTCAGGACCTATAGAGATTTTACGTATGTCCATTAGTCAGAATCTTTTACTAAGTAATCGTATAGAAATACAATTGACTGATTGTCTAATCCTCTTGTGTAGATTACAAAATCATTTTCATCAATATTGTTAAACCCTTCTACTTCGTACTCAGTATTGGTTAGTTCATTTAATGAAGCAACAATTTTTGTTTGGATTTCCGGGTCTTTATCAGTCCAATCGTAGTATCCCATACCATCCTTTTGAGATTGTTCTACTTCAAAAACCTTAAACAATTCTGTTTGTTCTTCTTGAAACTTTTTGGTAATAGTCTCAATTTTACGCATTAACCTGATCCCTGAAAGGGTAGTAGAAGGATTTCTGAGGTCCTTGTCATTTTTACATTTGCTAATGAGATTAGCCACTGCGTTTAGTTCTGTTACTTTGTACTTTTTTTCCATTTAATTTGATTTTAATTAATGTAAAAGTAATAAAAATAATTTAAACTACACAGTTTCTTCAATAACTAATGGCGGTGTGTCAGTTACAGGTGGCACATAGTCTCCTGTAATAGTAAGGTTTAACTCTATAGCTGCAAATTCCCAAGCATACTCATCGTCATTACCCCATCCTGCATAAGCTTCTCCGCTCATTGTAAGATTACCTTGACTTACTTGTGCAAGACTAGAATCTAGTAATGAGTAGTAGAATGATGCTGATGAACCTAGTACACCACCTATGGGGTACATATTGAAAATTGTTGCCTCTACTGATTTTCCATTTGTCCAAGTTTGGATTGGTGAAATTGTCTTCATTTTTTATTTGTTTATTTGTGATTGTAATTCTTTTATTTATGTTATAACCCAATAAGTACCATTAACATATCCTGAACCTAACATAGCATCAACGAATACAGAAGTAAATGAAATGTTACCTGTAGCATAAGATTGAACTTGTACAACAATAGTATTTGAGCTAACTATTAATCTAACACTAGGAGGTGAACCTGAAGTTACATCACTACCCACTACTCCAACATTTATTATATTGTTTGATATAGAGTAATACCACCTTGAAGTAACAACACCATTACCTGCTCCACCATTTACATAAGCACCTGCTGTTATATTTATAAAACCATAAACATATTGAGGGTTTGATTGAGGTGCAAATGTTACAACACTTGACCAAGTTGTTACATTTATTTCAAAAGTTTTTCTAAACCAACTTGAATTGCCTGCTGTTAATAATTCACCTCCTGCAACTGTAAGTGGTTGTGATGGACTTTGTGTTGCTATACCTAAATTTCCACTACTTGTTAAAGTCATTCTTGGAGAACCACCTGCATAAAATAAAAAATTGTTATCTGCTAAAGCATAAAAATCTCCTCCTGTAGTTCCTATTTCTCCTTGTTTTGTAGTACTATAATACCAAGTTGCTCTTGCTGCATTAGAAGCATTACTTGATTGAATAGATAATTGTCCTCTATTACTTGTGTTATCTCCTTGAACGTGTAAGTATGTTGCAGGACTTGTAGTTCCTATACCAATATTGCCTGAAGCATTTATTAAAAATTTTGTAGCAAATGTGCTTCCTGTTTGTGTAGTAGATTGTTGAATAGCATAATCACCCCATAACTCTTGGTCATTAGATACTTTCCAACTTCTTGAACCTGTATTTACAGTACTATAATTATATAGTAAAAATCCAGGTGATGTGCCACTTGCACTATTTAATGCAAGACTACTAGAGAATGTAGCTGCTTGAGTTCCATTAATGCTTAACGCTAATGTTGATACACCACTTGAATTTGATGTTAAAAAACGCATTGTATTTACACCTGAACCTGCTGCAACTATTCTTAATCCATTTTCACTACTTGCTATCTCTGCCTCTAATCCACCTGTAAATGATGGACTAAAATTTAAATATAATCCTGTGTTTGATGAAGTTACTTTTAACCCTGTACCACCTAAAATTGTATTACTTCCTGTTCCTGTTGCTAATAAAGTTGAACTAAAACTTGCACTTGTTCCACCCAAAGCACCTGTAAGTGTACCACCTGTTAATGGTAGATATCCACTTAAATCTGATGTTAAAGCTAATGTACCTGTTGCACTAGGAAGAGTGTATGTATATGTTCCATTAGATAGAGTAGAGCCAAAGGTTGCTACTCCTGTAAACTTACTTGTTGTACCCACCTCAAATCTAAATGTTCCACTAGGGGTTACACCTACACCAATGTTTAATGATGCATCAGCAGTCAAACCTGCTGCTAATCTTCCTAAATTATTTGGTAACGCCATATTATTTGTTTTCTAATGTTTCTATTCTTTTAATTAATGCTTCGTTTTTAGCTGATAGTTCTTGTATTGCTTTTAACATTGGTGTAATTAGTCTTGAATATTCAATACCAACCATTTCTTTTGAACCGTCCTCTTTATCATTATAATTAATTAAAAAGTCGGCTATTGGTGCAGTATCTTCAGCAATTAAACCATAGTTTAAATCTTTATAAATATTTTCAGTAAAATTACCTGTGGAATCTTTTTTTCGATAATTAAAAGTAACAGGGTTTAATTTATATAACCAATCTACATTTGATACATTTTCGATATTCTTTTTAGATTCTCTTATTGATGAAATGCCACCCAAACCTCCTGCACCATCAATATATACAGTTCTAGGTGAAGATGAAATAGTATTACCATATACAACACTATTTAAAATTACATATCCACCACTTGTAATACGCATTCTTTCTGCAAAACTTCCTAATCCAACATCACTTACACTGCCAAATCTTAAATCTTTTTGAAATAAAATAGCAGGGTTATCTGCGGATGATGCTCCTGAATATAATGAAACTGAAGAACCTGCATCAAGAGATAAAGATTGTATTAACGCAGTAGTACCACCTGATATTCCTCTTACAATTAAATTAGTTGCTGAAGCTAAACTACTTGGACTTGTAGTTCCTATTCCTACATTGCCCCCACTTGTAATACGCATTCTTGACGCATTTGCAGTTGCAAAATCAATAAACCCATTTGCAGTATTATTTATTGCATTACCTGCTGATAGATATAATTCTCCTCTAGTTTTAGTACCACTTCTATCACTAGCTACAAGTGTAATTCCTGCTCCCCCATCATAATCCCCTGTTGCACCTGCCCATAAATCTAAAGCACCACTAGAACTTGTTGCACGA